ACGCGCAGTCAACTCTTACGACTGCACAAAACGCAGATGCATCAGTTGTTACCGCCACGACATCCGTTACCGCCGCCATCAACGCGGTTACCTTTGCGGAGACATACACCGATTCTCTTGACGCAAACATTCACGCAACACTAACTCCAACCATCACCGACACTGAAGCATCAAGCGGATCTATTACTGTTACGGTAACTCCTCCGCCTGGTGTTACGGCAAACACATGGTTTTATCAAGTTGTATCATCAAATCCAAATGCATCAAACCCGTATGCAAATGGAACCTGGAATACAGACGGCGCTCCTGAGTCATTCACGATCTCAGGTTTATCAGACGGAGTAACCTACACGGTTCGTGTTGCGCACTGGAATGGAAGCACGAGCTCCTACACTGAAGTAGTTGCAACGCCTATCTCTCCAACAACTCAACCAGTTGTCATTCCTGAGACTCCACTAGAAGAACCTACAACTCCTGATGTTGACCCAGAGCTTCCACCTACTGAAGAGCCTGAAACTGAAGCTCCTGAAGAAGAGCCAGAAGACGAAGACGAAGAGTCTGAGGAAGAGCCAGAAGAGTCTGACAAAGAGTCAGAAGACGAAGAGGATGCTACTGAGACTGATGAGGAACCCCAGCCAGACGCTGAAGACTCTGAAACAGAAACTCCACCAACCGAAGAACCATCTGACCCAGAAACGCCAGAAGACCCCCAGACAGAGCCAGAAACAGAGCAGCCAGAAGAGCCGGTAGACCCACAGCCAGAAGAGGAATCACCAGAAGAAGAGCCAGAAGACGACGAAGAGCCAGCAACACCAGAACCTCCTAAGGAAGAGACAAAGCCTAACGAGCCAGATACTACACCAAAAGAAGAAAAAGTAAACAACCTTAATGATGCGCTCAAGGATGGCGAGGTAACTGAAAAGGAAGCTCAACAGCTTATCCAGCAAATCACCGGCGGAGACAATGAACCTCTTACCGCCTCTGAAAAGACTGCGGTTGCAGCTGTTCTTGTTGCCGCGTTTGTTAGCTCAGGCGACGGAGCAGTTCCTGCGTCCGTTATGGCAGAGGCAGGAATTGAGGCAAAAGATCTCCCACCTGATACTCCAGTTGAACTAGCAAATGGTGTTGTAATTGTTGCCGAGGTTCAAGCAGCATTTGAAGTTCTAGCAGATCCCTCCCAGCTTGCGGCAGCAATCTTAGAAAATCCTGCACAGGTATTAACTGCGCTCGCAAATCTTGGCGCAGACATGTCTGAGGAAGAGCGTGAGGAATCGCAAAAGGTTGTTGTTGCATCTGTAGTTGCAGCTGGTGTTGCAGTTCAAGCAGCTGCGGCTGCAGCAACCTCTGCGGCAACAGCGGCAGCAACAACAAGTTCTAGCTCGTCATCATCTGCTCCTCGCGGCGGCGGTGACGCAGGTGTTCCTGGCGGTCGTGAAGGTGGAACAGTACGACGCGGTCGTGCAACATCAAAATCAAAGCCTAAGGCGGCAAAGGCAAAACCTAAGGCAAAACCCAAGAAGGCAGTTAAAAAGTCCGGTAGAATACGCCGTATCCGTCTAAGGAGAAAACCAGTATGAACCTATTAAAAGACATCTTTCGCGACATCACAGACCAGGCGTGGACGCTCCTGGGCATGTTCGTGGCGTGGCTTGTCCTTGACGGATCCGCCCGCACGATGACGGGTTATGCCATCATGGCAACAACAGCATTTTGGATTATCACATATCCAATTCGCAATCCTAAAGAATCTGAAGACACAGAAGAATAGCGCGTTAGAATACCCTCATGCGTCTTATAGGTAACTCAAGCTCAGGCGGCAAAGGTTCAGTTCCTAACACTCCAACCGTAGGAACGGCCACTGTCACAAACTCAACAACAGTTTCCCTTACCTTTACAGCGCCATTTTCTAAGCTTCCAATTACAAGTTACACAGTAACTTCATCCCCTTCAATTGCATTATCAGTATCTGGCACTTCCTCTCCACTTACCGTCACCGGCAGTTTTGCCTCTGGACAAGCATATACATTCGCAATTGCTGCTGTAAATCCCAATGGCGCATCTGTGGTAAGTAGTGCCAGTAACAGTGTAACTCCGCTAACTTTACCTTCAGTCACAGGCGGTTCACTCACTTCAGATGCAACTTATTACTATCGCAAATTTACAGAATCTGGCACTTTAGGAGTTACAAATGCTTCTTTGACAGCTGATTTTCTACTTATCGGCGGCGGCGGAGCTGGCAGAGTAGGCGAGCAAGAAGCGTCCCTACCTTATTATTTTGCTGGCGGCGGTGGCGGCGCTGGAGCATTAAAATATTTAACAAATCAAACTATCGCAGTAGGCAACAACACTGTCACGATTGGCGCTGGCGGTTCAGCGAATAACTCTGGAAATGCATCATCTTTCCAAAGCACAACTTCAGCAGGAGGCGGACAAGGAGGAAGCGGCGGTGAAGTAGCAGCTTCAGGTGGCGGTGGTTTTTCTTACAACATAGAAGGTTCACGATCAGGTGGACTAGGCGAAACAAGCACAGGTTTTGGTTCTTCAGGTGGTAATGGATTTCAAGTAAATACAGGACAAACAAATGTTAGTGGTGGCGGTGGAGGTGGTTTTGGTGCCACTGGCTCTAACGCTACAAGTGCAGGAGGGGGTAATGGTGGTGCAGGTACAAACGCTTATTCAGGGCTTGCTACTGCTACTTCTTCTGGTGTTGGTGGATTTTTTGCAGGTGGCGGTGGAGGTGGTTCTCGGTCAGGTGGTGCTGGTTCAGGTGGCAGTGGCGGCGGTGGAGCTGGCGGTGCAAACGCAGCAGGCACAAATGGAACAGCAAACACTGGCGGCGGCGGCGGCGGCGGTGGAAGAAATACTAATGGCTTAAATGCCGCAGGTTTAGGCGGTTCAGGTATTCTTATTGTCCGCTACACAAGAAGTCAAGTAGGCGGATAAAACGCTTCTGGAAACCCGCTGTTTAGTTATCATTTTGATTTCACTTTATTTATAATTCACGTATATAATACTTCCCTGCGTTAAATCGCATTCAAAGGAGAGTATTGTGAAACGCTTAGTTACCTACGTCATCAATGTTGACGAGGACATTGCAGAGAAGGCATTTGCATCTGCGGTTGATTTCTTGTCTGAGCATATTCCTAACATAAAGGTAAAGAAATCAAGTATCAACGTCGAGCCTCACGATGACTATCGCGGAATAGTCGCGGCTGTGGACTTCGATTATGTCAACCTAGATCCAGCGCAACAAAAGCAGGCAGCAAAAGCATTACATGAGCTAATAAAGCAGATGATTGAATCACAACTCTGGATGGTTACCAACCTTCGAGTTCTAACAGAAACGGGAGTATCAAAATGACCAAGGACGACCTAACACTTAAGTACGCAAAGAAGATAGAGCCTTTACTCGATCTTGCCAAGCGCGCTTACGGTTTGAGAAATCAAAACACTCCTGCGCATAAGGCATCAACCAAGTATACTGAACTTGCTAAGGAGTATTACGAAAAAGGCGGATCCCTTGTTGCACTTGCCGACGAGTTAGGCGTTGCATACTCCGGTTTGCGTAGACGTATATTTACCTCAACTACTGGATCCAGCTCACGTAAACCTCGCTCAAGGGCAACTGAGGAAGCCACTCAAAAGGCGCTCACTCAGGTTCTCAAGGCGCGTGATACGTCAACCGAAAGGTATCACGCGGAAATCTATAAGGCCTATCACGCAGGCGTTTCTCTAGCTCGCCTATCAAAAGGTCTTAACCTTTCTTCATCTGCTCCGTTGTATTACGCGGTTCAACGCCACGAGATTCGTCTTAACGAGAAAAAGAAGTGACATTTTACGAGTACAGCTTCTTTTGTTCATCGTGCAAAAATAAGCAACACGGAATATCTTTAACTAAACAGTCCCTTGACTCAGATGACTCGTGCTCGATGTGCGGGTCATTTTGGGAAAAGGTTATCGTCTTAAGAAAGAGCCAACATGCCAAGAAAGAAAAAGCCTAAAGTTCCCGAGCTTACAGTAGTCAAGCTTGACCCCGTTCGTGACGCGCTCGCGAGAGGGTTTTTGTTCCTATTAGGACTACGTCACGTTTATTTTGTGTCCTTTGAGAAGGACCCCGTTGAGCAGATAAAGATATATAACAGTAAGATAGAATAAGTAGATGCCCTTAACCTACGGAGCAATAGAACCTATGCTCCCAGGTAGCATCTGTGATCTCTGCCCTCTCGAGGCAGCAGTTAAAGCACGATTCGAAGATCGAACAGTTCACCTATGCGATATTCATGCATTTGTTCACTCAGACCTTATCTGGGCAAACGCGGACGCGATCTATGACCGCGTTGATATTCTCCCTCCAAAACCAGAATAGTGTACACTGCTTAAACAGTATACCGAACTATAACAATGCCAGAGCCGCCATTTCCTCCGGTAGTTGATCCACTTGAAGGACGATTCCCCGAGTTTCCTCCAGAGCCAGTATTTGCTACTGCGTTTGCAGAGTTGCCAGACACTCCACCGCCTAGTCCTCCAGTTCCTGCTGCTCCGCCAGAGCCACCACCACCTCCCGCAAAATATCCACTGTTTGCGCCAGAGCTTGTTGCAGAAGCCCATGTAGCATAAGCGTTAGATCCATTTCCACCATTTCCACCATTACTACCGCTTGCAGCGCTTCCAGCGCTTCCAGCACCTCCACCGCCACCACCCGCTTGAGAACCTCTTCCATTTGCAGCTGAACCAGCGCCACCAGCGTTAGTTAGTCCACCACCACCTGCGCCTCCTGCAGCAGTTGTTCTATATGATATAGCTCCGTCTTCTCCGCCAGCCGCACCTCCGCCACCTGAGCCGCCTGCTTGACCAGCAAAGTCATACGCCCAAGCGCCTCGACCTCCGCCGTTACCAGTTAAGCTGTTAAATGTACTATTACTTCCCGTAGTGCCATAGGCGCCAGGTGAACCGCCTCCGCCAGCTCCTATTGTTACACTGTAATTTCCACTACTAACAGATCCAGATCCGTAGTTCAGTCCTCCAGCGCCTCCTCCACCAGAAGCGTACTCGTTAGCAGAGTCTCTAAAGTGTCCACCCCCAGATGCTCCACCACCAATAACAATGTACTCTACAGTCTTACTTCCAGCTGACACAGTAAATGTTCCACTTGAAGTAAATTTGTGATACTTATATCCACCTGATGTGTATTCAGTTCCGCCTGTTGCAGTAAACGGAACTTGTGGCGTTACTCCGCTAGAGGCAGAAGAATAACTTCCATTGATTCCATAGCTTGTCTCAGCTCTTACAGTAAACGTATACGCAGTCCCATTTGATAGACCCGTGACAACAACAGAGCTTGATGTTGTAGTTGCTTGAAATCCACCTGGGCTTGACACAACTCGATATGTAACAGTTCCACCTTTACCGGTGTAAGTAGGATTTGTCCATGACACCGTAGCTTGTCCATTACCAGCACTCGCGCTAACGCTTGTAGGTACTCCAGGCGTTCCCGCTCCTGGCGAGGACCCAAGTGTCCCAATTAGTCGTGCCATTAGCCACCTACCTGTGCTCGCGTGTAGCGAACAACTACAATTCCTGAACCACCACTACCACCAGTAGAGGTTCCTACTGAAGAAGGAACTCCCGCTCCACCCGCGCCTCCACCTCTGTTAGCAGTACCATTCCCTCCATTGCTTCCACGACCACCACCATTACCTCCACCACCAGAACCTCCACTGCCAGCGCTACCACTAGAATCTGCAGTACTATCCATTCCATTTCCACCGCCGCCACCACCAGCATATGCTGTACCAAAATAAGTTAGTCCAGGTCCACCGTTTCCTGAAGTACTACTACCAGTTCCATTCCATCCTCCTACGCCACCCGCACCTCCACCGCCACCAGTGCCGATTGCTATTCTGCCGGCGTATGGAGTGTATGAAGCAATTCCTCCACCACGATTACCTTGCCCAGACACACCAACACCGTATTCAGTTACATCTGTTCCATTTTCTGGTACTCCTTGTATATATCCAGTTCCAGCACCAGATCCTCCACCCTTAAATCCAACAGCGCTTGAAGTAGATGTAGCTAGGCTTCCTCCGCCTCCAGTAGCGCTTTGACCAAATGCAGTAGTAGCAGTTCCATTCGTTCCTTTATTGCCTCCTCCGCTAGCTCCACTTCCACCTCCACCTATGCTTATTGAGTAGGAAGCTGACGATAATGACTGAGACGACTGATATATTAGTCCTCCAGCTCCTGCACCGCCTGCAGCGTAAAAGAATGGTCTATTATCTGGCGCATCTAATCTTGCCATTTGACTGCCGCCACCACCGCCACCACCAGCAACTACTAGGTAATCGCAAGACAGCGGTCCATTTGTAACTGTAAGTGTTCCACTAGCAGTAAACGTTCTATAATAGTAAGTCGCATCACTAGTCAACGTTCCACCGGAGACAGATAGTGGCGCTACGGGTGTCGCGCTATTAGACGCGCTTGAAGCAGATGACGTTCCATTTGCATTTGCTGCGGTGACTGTAAATGTATACGCAGTTCCATTACTCAATCCACTTACAGTAATCGGGCTTGATGCTCCAGTGCCTGTAAATCCTCCAGGACTTGATGTTACGGTGTATCCCGTAATAGCGCTTCCACCTGTAGCATTGGTGGTGAATGTAACGCTCGCGCTCGCATTTCCAGCCGTAGCGGTTCCAATTGTCGGAGCTTGAGGCACGGTAGTCGCGGTGACAGAAGCAGACGCTGATGACGCGGAGCTCGTACCCGCCGCGCTCGTTGCGGTGACGGTAAAGGTGTATCCTGTGGCAGACTGCAGTCCTGACACGGTTATAGGACTTGATGCTCCAGTTCCAGTAAATCCACCAGGGCTTGACGTGACTGTATATGAGGTTATAGGAAGCTTGCTTGTTGCAGGTGCGCTAAATGACACCGTAGCAGCTCCGTTGTTGTACCCGCGACTTGTGCCTACGTTAGAGCCAGATACGCTTGTAGGTACAGTTGGTGCACTTTTTGCTCCGCTTGATACGGGTCCAATTAGTCGTGCCATAGTTCCCTTATTCTATACCTATCTACTAACGCATGACCAAATAAAAACGGGCCCGGTTTCCCGAGCCCGCTTTCTATTAAGTTGTACTACTTTACAGCCTTGAACTTGTGCTTCTTTGCCATTGCATTGTACTTCTTCTTTAGATCAGCAAGTGCCTTATCAACCGCTACCTTAGCTGCGGTCATATCTGCAAGAGCCTTATCAGCCAATGCCTTGGCGTCTGCCGCTGCCTTAGCTGCAACATCAGCTGCTGCCTTAGCCTTTACAGACTCTGCGGCGATGGCATCAGCCACTGCCTTTGCCTTATCGGCATCTGCGCTTGCCTTTGCGGCCAATGCATCAGCCTTAGCCTTTGCATCTGCATCTGCCATTGCCTTCTTGGTTGCATCATGTGCAGCCTTTTCAGCAGCCAATGCAGCGTTAGCTGCAGCGAGCTCAGCAACAAGGTCGCGTAGTGAAGTTGTAAACGATACGGTTGAAACTGGCGCAGCAAAACCTGCCACGGCGTTTGCAACTGTTGCGTTAGCAACAACTACGATGCTTGATCCTGTAGCTGGAGCAAATACCTTAAGCTCAGCATTACCAAGTCCTACGGTTGCAGTCTCAACTGCGGTTGTAAGAGCCGCGGTGTTAAGTCCTGTCGCTGCGACTGTTGCGCCTGCAACTGTCGCGTTGATTGTAAGACCTGAGACCTTGTTACCGAAGACGTCGGATGCTGAGAGAGTATAGGTGCCGATTGTTCCAGCAGCTAGGTTAGCAGGACCTGTAAGTGCAATTGCATTTGCAGCTCCAGCAGTTCCCTTCATATAAATTGTGTTTGTAACACCGAGGTTAGAAACAGTGATTGAACCTGTTGCAGTAGATGTCGTGAAGGCAAATACTGTAGCGGTTGTACCTGTTCCTGTAGCTACGGTGAGAGCTGATACACCATCAGCAGCGCGAACGCGTGTTCCTGCTGGGTTATCAAGAGCAGCGACAAGTTTGATTGTGCCGCTTGCGGTGAATGTTACAGATGTACCTGTATCAACTGTTGCCACAAGACGAACGGCGTCCGCCTCGTCAACAGTGTTGTCTGCAGGAACGGTTACAGCAGCTGGAGCAAGTGCAGTTGTTGCATTTGATCCTGCCACGGCAGCGCCGACCTTAACAGACAGTGACATATCTGCAGCGCTTGAAGGAGCAGCGGCCACTGCACCAAGACCAAGCGCCATAGCAGCAGCCACGGCGATAGAACGGATTAACTTCATGTGTCTCCTATAGTTGACAATAGAAAAGCTGATTACTCAGCTTCGTGATTTCTTTCACAGCTTCTAGCAAGTGATGGAACGACGAACGTCTTTCCACAAACGGCGCAACACCACTGAGACAGCCACTCTCTTTCGGAGAAACTGCGCCCTAGCGTTGTCACCTATAAAACTATCCTGCCCTCTCAAAGAAGCAAGATTATTCTATCACCTACGAGACTTGCCTATGTGCGTTTTTTACCGCGCTTCTCATACGGCGTATGCGCTTACGTTCCATTTCAGTCGTTCCACCCCAGATGCCCATCTCATGGTTTTCAATTGCCCACTCACGACAAACTCCAATAAGCATGCAGGAATTACACACCTTCTTTGCAATGTCAACCTCCCAGCGTGCCGCTCCTCTTTCAAGGAAAAATGCCTCTGGATCCGCGGTTGCGCAATTTGGAGTTCCTGCGTTAAAAAATGTTGGATACTTGCTTGATATTTGTACATCAACAGTTGCCATAAGGCGGACCATATACAAAACTATAAAGCTTGTAAACTGTAAATCTTTAGTTTACGTTTATTGCCTTTCTTCTATCTTCCCACGTAATAAGATCATTTGGAAAATCAAAGTCCTCAGTCCAATCATCTATCTCGACAAAGTTATTATTACTAAACATTGTCTCGTAGTTTGCATTCACATTTTCATTTTTTGTAGTTAAATAGCGAAATAGCGACCAACCTCCAGTTGCGGTTTTACTTTTCATCAAGTACTCTATCGCATACTTAAACTCGCGGTGATGCTCTGGACCTAAAGAATAAGCAAAGATCTCTTTACAATTTTTTCCTGTCACCTGCGAAGGTTTTGTCCTACAAAAGCACTTCCACTCTTCATTGTTTTCCATGATGGTCTTAACTGCCTCATCTGTAAAATACACGTCACCATATACAAGCACAGTTCGTTCGTCTCCCCAAAGATGCATGGAGCTTCCAAACTTATCCATCTCTCTCCAAGGACGCGGCTTTGTTATTGGATAAACAAACTCCATTGGTCTATCGGGCACAAATAACTGCGCTCGCGGTATTAAATATCTTTCATCACTTCCAACTACAGTAACGTCATCTGTGTACTTTAGATATTGTCTAACTGTTCTATCAATTAGTCTTTCGCCTTCAATCTCAGTAAGATGTTTTGGATTGTCTCTAAAGTTTCCCCAACGCGTTCCATCACCGGCGGCAAGTATGATTACCCGTGTCACTTTATCTTCTTGTCTTTTTATTTAATATTCTTAGTCTTTGGTCTGCTGTAGTTCCGCCCCACACGCCGTAGATCTCTGGAACCCTTAGCGCCCACTCGCGACATTGACTTATGACAGGACATTTGTTACATACTGCTAAAGCTGCGTTTTCTTTCTTACGTTTTGTTGGACCACGTAATCCAGTTTCAAGAAAGAATAACTCAGGATCTGCGTTACGACATGCACCTTGGTACTGCCACTCCCACTCGTCATGAACAGGGCGTATATCAAGAGCTACTCTGTCAGGTAAAGATCCCATAGATAAATAGTATCCTGTAGACAGGATAAACTTTATCTACTTGTAGAGTAAAACCCCGATCCCTTAAATGTTATTGAAGGTACAGAGTAAACTCTCTTTAGCGGGCGCTCGCAGTTTGGTTTTTCACAAACAGGATTACCCTCTGGCTCGGTCATTCCTCTTTCAATAAGAACATTATGCCCGTCTTCACATACATATTCATACGTTGCCATGTTCTTATTTTTGATTCTCCACGATCAACTTAATCTCACAGGCATCCGTTGTGCAATATGCATCTCCGATAGCATCTGCGGCAAGACCTGCATACACTCCAGAGAAGTCAATTGGAAATAGCTTTAACATCGCATCATCATATTCCTTCTCAGTGATGGACGTGTATGGCATTTGCGGATAGGTGAAGTTGCCCATTGGTAAAAATGAGACAGTCTTTAGCTGCCCGTCATACATATGAAGAACCGTTCCAATATCCTTTGCCTCTTTATCTGAATCAAATGATACGGTTACAGACACAGAGTTATCTGACCAGTACCGTTGCGCGGTTGCAGCAATTGCCATTTTCTCAAAGATTGAGACATTCTTCTCAGAGCGGCTAGCTCCTGACTTAATCGGAAAGAACACAACCGAGGTTGTATCTGGCGACTCTGACGCTGGCTCGACTGTGTAGTTTGCCATCTTGAAAAGAGGAAGCATTGGATCCTCGTTTGCAAAGCGAATAGCGCGAAGGAAGTACTTTCCTCCTGGTGTCCAGTGTACTCCTGGGCTTTCTCCAGCAAGAATAGAAACTGTTCCTGATGGCTTAACAGTTGTCATCTTAATTGACTCACGAATACCAAGCCACTCTGAATACGTATTGTCATACGAACGAACGACCTTGTAGCCTTCGTCCATCCACTCGCGTAATTCAGGCAGTCCCACACGGTCCGCAAAGTTAGCAACACCTGACATCGAGGTTCCAATACGGCGGTTGCGTTGCATAATCGCGTTTGTTTCCTCCCAGTGTGTAGGAAGAAGAGTTACAGTCTTAGCGTATAGATACGCAAATTTCAATGTGCGCTTGTAGTCATCGAGATCGTCATGACGATTGAGATATGTCTCAACGAGTGTGCAACACTCATATGATTCAAGCGACTGCTCTGCGCAGGGGTTATATCCTGCGACGCGCCAGTCCTTGTTATTTGCTGGATCAATTAAACGTCCATACTTACGTGATACATCAAGCCAAATAACTCCAGGCTCGCCGTTGCGGGCAATACCTTCAACAATTGGAGAAAGATCTTGGCCAACACTTGTTTCAACTGAGTTGTTGCTCATCCAACCCCAGCCAGGAGCAGCGGAGTCATACGAGTTACGCTCTGGATAGCGCTCGTTGTTTTTTAAGTTTAAGAAATTATCGTCATCAATGCGCCCAATAAGTAGCTCAGCGCTCCGGCGAACGTTACCAGAAACAACGCAGACGCCAATAAGATTACCAATATCCGCAATGTCAACCCGCGTGAGCTTCTCACCTTTACGTCCTTTGAATGTTCGATGGATATGTTTGTGTAATTTTTCTAGCGGCTCTGATCCCGCCGCGGTACCGCCGAATGTTTTGATTGGCGCGCCTGCTGGACGGATCTCTTTGTAGTCAAATACTGGAGCCTTCGTATCTGCTCTGAGGTAACTATTGATGAGGGCCGCGACTGATTCGACCCATCCTTCTCTGGTATCTGGGATGACATACGTGTCTCCTTCCTGTGGTTCATAGATTGTAAAGTCTTTGTCTGCACCTTTATCGTCAAATCCTACGCCAACTCCGAGCATTGATGCTTCCATCAAAAACGCAAAAGGTCTTGCTGGATTTTGCTTAGTCATCTCCGCGGTTGAAACAAATGCGCAGTTTTGTAACGCTGCTGAGTTACGTTGAACGTTTACTAGCGGTGTTCCCATTACCCATAGACCACGCCCTGGCGGTGTCCACTTTAAGTTAAATAGTCGATCAAATGCTTCCTTAGCGGATGCCTGTGCCTTTGCGTCATTCCATGGAAGACGTTGACTCTTGCAGTGATCTTTCTGAATTGAGTACATACCATTGATGACGCGCTCGCAAACATCTACCCATGTCTCTTTTGTCTTATCTTCTTTTAGGCGAGAGTAAGTGCGTAAAAACGTAATTTCACCAACAGAGTTTCCAGCTGCATCTGTGTAGCCAAAAGGCGCCTTCTTTGTTTTATAACTAGAAACAAAGTCATCACTTAACCTAAAAGAAAAAATACTCACGAACGCCCCCGCTACTTTATAATTGTTTACTACTTAAGAGAATGCAAATTATACTGATTTTTTAGCTCAATGTGTTAATCTGAGTCTGAGCCAAAAAGTGAACTAAATAACTCTTTACAGGTAGGACATACGGGATATTTATTTGGATCCCGCGACGGAACCCATACCTTTCCGCATAATGCCTTAACAGGTGTACCTTCAATAAGTGCTTTAGTCATTTCGACCTTGTCCACATAGTGAGCAAATCGGTCGTGGTCTCCGCTGCCACTTGAGGTTTTTTCCTTAGTATCTACGTCTTCTACTACGTCGCTCATGGTTTTATACTACTACAAAAACTAGTCCACCTGGCTTTTGGTGTAACGGACAACAACAGTTCCAGAACCTCCATTTGCGCCAGGTCTTTGTGTAGAGCTGTTTGAGTAACAACCTCCTCCACCTCCGCCGGTATTTACAGTTCCAGTATCTGCTGCTCCATTTAAGCCTCCTTGACCTCCGCCACCAGAACCGCCAAATCCTCTACCACCCGGACCAGAGCCACCGCCACCACCAGCAACAGCAACACCATAAATAGTTTGCCCGTCTCCACCGTTTCCTCCAACACCATTTCCAGAAGACGCAGTTGCATTTCCTCCAACTGCTCCTTTACCACCACCGCCACCAGATGATTTTCCAGAAGAAGAACCATTTCCTCCATTGTTACCCTGACCTGAAATACCCGTACCACCAGCAGCATTGTTTATTCCACCACCACCAGAGCCGCCGTTTTCACCGCCTTGTTGTCCATGACCTAGACCACCACCACTTGCAGATGCTAAACCAGTAAAAGTAGTCGCACTTCCGTTACTACCACCACTAGTATTTCCTTCTGAATAACCTTCTCCAGTTCCACCTGCACCGACACTTATTGAGTAATTTCCTACAGTTAATGACTGGCTTGTGTGCGTTCTAGCTCCGCCAGCGCCTCCACCACCGCCAGCATTAAAGGCGGGAACGTTTGCTGCACCACCACCTCCACCACCAGCAACTAGTAGTACGTCTGCTGTTAAAGTTGCTCCAGCTATGCCTAACGTTCCACTTGCGTTAAATCTTCTATAGTAATAAGTAGAATCAGATGTAAGTGTTCCACCTGTTACAACAGGTTTTAGCCTCGGTCCCATTCCGTGTGAAGATTTTGTCCCGATAATGCGCATAGTAAGATCAATTGTATATTATTATCCAACCCTTATCTAGGGAGAGGCAGACATGGCATTACACAACCACATTCTTATCAACGGTCGCGTTCATAATCCGCCACAGGACATTGACCAGACTATCCAATGGCTACGCGATCTCGTTGATGCCATTGACATGAAAATTGTCCAAGGTCCCTTTGCGTCATACGTTGACAAGGAGGGTAACCGCGGTATCACCGCTGCGGTGATGATTGAGACCAGCCACATCGCCTTTCACGTGTGGGACGAGGAAACGCCTGCGCTTCTACAGTTTGACCTTTACACATGCTCAACGCTACCTGTGCCAACTGTCTTAAGAATGATTGACGAGTACATGGAGTTTGAGTCATATAAATATGTCGTCTACGAGAGGGCTAATGACTTTAACGTAGTCGAGACTGGCAAGTTTTAGTGTCCTACGCTACGCTCGCCGCGGACGAGCTTTCCTATCTCAAAGGTAAGCGTGTCATGATTGCGACACCTTGCTACGGCGGTTTAATCTCCGTCTTTTACTTTAAGAGCTACCTCGATCTCATTTCACGCTTTCATACCTGCGGTGTCGATTACGTACTTTCCGCCATATCAAATGAGAGTCTTATCACGCGGGCGCGCAACACAATTGCATCAAACTTTCTTACCTATAAGGACGATAAGGGTAAACTTGACTATCTTCTTTTTATCGACGCGGATATACAGTTTCACCCAGACGCGGTACTCAGACTTCTTTTACACGACAAGGACATTGTTACTGGCGCTTATCCGATGAAGGTCATTGACTTTTCAAACGTAGAAAACCAAGCTTTATCAGCTCAAGAGCTTGCGACCCAGACAACGAGCTACGCGGTCAACTTAAAATTTGATTCCGAGGAGCAACGTGAAAAAGGTCAACTCCGCCTTAAGGACGGTCTTTTAGAGGTTGTTGACGGAGCCACAGGTTTTATGCTTATCAAGCGACACGTCTTAGAGATGATGCGTGACCGTATGCCTCAGCTTGCGTATTCTAATGACTCAATTGATGTTAAGCTTGACGGCACAAGCGAGATCATCAAGACTCATCACTACGCGTTCTTTGACACGATGATTGACCCAGAGTCAAATCGCTACCTGTCAGAGGACTATGCTTTTTGCCGACGCTGGCAACAACTTGAGCCAGGAAATAAGGTTTGGCTTGATCCTTTTATTAAACTCAACCACGTTGGAAATCACATCTTCCAAGGTAGACCGTTAATTAAGGGTGAGGACTGACTCCAGCTCTTTTAACAACGCAGGCTTATTACGTGCGCCTACGATACGTAAAACTTCCTCGCGCTTATCATACACAACCAAAGTTGGAATTGACGTAATGTGATGACGATGAATAAGACTTGTTTCCTCGTCTGCGTTGATCTTTACGAACTTTACATTCTTTAACTCAAAGCTTAGATCCTCAAGCACCTTACCAACCATGCGACACGGCGCACACCAGTCTGCCCAAAAGTCCACTACAACTGGAGTCTCTGACTCCACGACTTCCTCTACAAAATTACCTGCGGTGACAGTAAGCAACTACCCGCCCGCTTGCGATTTTGTATAACGAATTATAAAAACACCAGAACCACCTGAGCCAGAACTACTGCTTGCAGTTGGAGAAGGCCTTCTAGCACCACCTCCACCTCCTCCACTATTTGCTCTAGCATTACTTCCATTTCCGCTTACAGCACCACTGCCACCTCCACCAAAACCACCAGCTCCTGCAGGATTTCCAGCGCCGCCACCGCCGCCAGCAAAATAATAAGTTCCGCCTGCGTTTTCTCCAGTATTTGTAATACTTCCCCATAGAGAATAGGCTGAAGAACCTACTCCACCATCGCCTCCAGTCGCGCTGTTTACATTTGCACCTGCTGCTCCTTTACCTCCACCACCAGCGCCTGAAACATAATTGCCAGACTGAGCAGTGCCACCAGCATTTCCTTGACTTGCAACAATAGCGTTTCCAGGTGTTCGACTAGAATAACTTGATTCACTAGTAAATCTAGAGCCACCACCACCGCTTCCTCCACTATCAGCGGCAGCAGCGTAGCCGCCTGCTTTTCCTCCTGCTTCTGCATTTAGAAAAGTGCTAGGAGTACTATTATAAGTATTGTTTCCACTCGAGCCTGGAACGCCTCCAGCACCACCGGCACCTATGACTAATGAATAAGATCCACTAGCCCAACTTCTTTGAGAGTCAAAAATAAGTCCTCCAGCACCTCCACCACCGCCGTCAAATATTGTAGAAGTTGATGAATCGTTTCGACCAGCTCCACCTGAGCCTCCACCAGCAACAACTAAAGCATCAGCGACTAGCGTTCCTCCTGAAATCGTTAATGTGCCACTTGCAGTAAACGTGCGGTAATAGTGTGTTGCATCTGAAGTAAGGGTTCCACCTGTAACTGTTATAGGCGCTACAGGCGTAACTCCACTTGAAGCAGACGAAGCATTTCCATTTACTCCACCAACGCTTGCTGTTACAGTAAAAGTGTAGCTTGTTCCATTACTTAGTCCCGTAACTGTTAACGGTGAAGAGTTACCACTTGCGGTGAAGTTTCCAGGGCTAGAAGTTACAGTATAGGTAACGCTTCCACCTTTGCCAGCGTAACCAGGAGTAAAGCTTACAGTTGCCTGTCCGTTTCCTGCAGATGCAGAAACTCCGGTGGGAACTCCAGGTGCGCGACCGCCTTGACTCGAGTAGCTACCTAAGATTGGCATTTACTTCCTACCTTCTCGTATCACCTGTAAGACCAACTGCAAAGTTCCCACAGCGTTCATATACGCATGCTTTTCAATTAGAGGCTTAATCTCAGCCTCTACCTCTCTTGCAATGTCCTCGCGCGATTCCATGCCTAATTCTATCCTACGTTACCTGCGGTGATAGTTTGCAGCTAGAACGTGATGCTTCCGCTTGATGTCCATTTATAGTACTTATAACCACCCGTGGTGTATAAAGTTGGAGACCCTGTAAAAGAAGTGGCACTAGCAAAAGCGTCAGAGTAACGAATAATAACTATTCCAGAACCACCACTGTTTATGATTGCTGATGGCGGTCTAGGTGCTGAAGGATGTCCACCTCCGCCACCACCTGTGTTTGCAGTACCTGGTTGCCCTCGTGTATCATTTCCTGTGACGTACTCTCCACCATTTCCTCCACCGCCTAGTCCTCCAGTTCCCGGATTTCCTAATTCAGCATAATTAGTAGACCCTCCACCGCCACCAGCGTAGTATCCACTTGCACCTGATGAAGTCGCTGATGCCCAAGTAGAATACGCGTTAGTTCCATTGCCTCCGTTACCGCCAGTCAAACCACTGTCACTACTTCCGACAGCGCCTGCTCCACCGCCACCTGCTCCCATAAGTGAAGAGGCCACACTTCCACCATTACTACCTTGACCAGCAGTTCCTGCGCCACCAGTCCCAGAAGAATCATTTCCGCCGCCACCACCAGAACCACCAGATGCTCCTGCTGTGTTACCACTTCCTACTGCTCCTCCACGTCCACCGCCTGTAGAAGTAATTGAAGAAAATACAGAGTTATTTCCTGAAGTTCCAACACCGTCGGATGTGGCTGCTGTCCCTCCTGCACCTATGGTTATAGTATAAGAGACTCCAGAAGAAACACTTAATGTACCATTCCTCAGTCCGCCAGCGCCTCCGCCACCGCCTCTTCCAGCACCTCCAGCGCCACCTCCAGCGACAACTAAATACTCGACAGAAGTAGGAGCAACTATAGTATATCCAGACGAGATAGTTCCAAGGATTCTTGCCATAGTAAGGCAATTGTATCTTACCTACCCATATTTTACTTTCCTCCTCTTACCCTTTACTATTATGCCACAATGACGAAAGGAAGAACAACAATGTCCCGTAACTCCAAGGCGCTCGTAACCATACTGGCGCTCGCACTTTCAAGCCCAGCCCCCGCACAGGCGTGGTGGTCAATAGGTCTTCACTCCCGTGAAAGACTCGTACATGACGGCGAGTTAAATGTCAACGCAAACTCGTATTTCAATGTCTCTGTAGACGAGCTCACCAAGGCCCACGAAATTGGTAAAAAGGTCGCGGTGATTAACTCAGGTGGTGTAATTGACAAGATCGTAACCGTCACCGAGACTACAGACTTATCAAATGTATTTGCAACAGCAACTCTTCCAGACTCTGGTGGAGTTGCATACACCGACGACAACGGTGTGATTCGTCTTGACGCAATTAACCAAGGCGACATTGTTACTGTTGAAACTAGCGAAGGCACAAAGACAATCAATGGTGACCTTGATCTTACAAATCAACCTGTTGTTCCAAATCCCAACCCTGAACCTACAGGTACTCCAGTTGCCGACGAGAATGCGTCAACAATAACTGCGCTTACAGTTTCAAGCAACAACTCAACGTCTATTACTGTAACTCCACCAGCTGCTGAGGAAAACACAAGCGTCTCCGTAACTGTAATTACGGACGGACGCTCTCATACCTCGGTAGGAACTGATAATGCAGGAACTCCCGTTACCATAACGGACGTTCCCGCTAACTCAAACGTAACGGTGCAAACCACGATTACCGATAACACAACAGGTCAATCAACGACTGTTCAAAATCCGGTTGTCACGACACCTGCTGCACCTGAGCCAGTAACTCCTCCAACACCAGCTCGTGACGAGGCAGTTGATAAGGCAACCATTACTCAGCCTACGGTTACCTCTCAGCAGGAGGGATCAAATGGACATCGCTCTGCAAACATCTCTGTCCCAGAGATTCCTAACTTTGACGGGTCAAAGACTAGCGTTCAGCTTATTATTCGTGATAAGACAGGCGCAACTACCGCGATGGGTCTTGGCGGAGAGGGTGGAATTGTAACAGTTGACTGGCTATCTCCAACTGAGTCCTATGACATACAGGTTGTGATTCGCGACCTTGGGACAGGTAGCGAAACCTCTATAGCAGGTAACCGCCTGCCATAGAAATCCACAAAAAGAAAGACCGCGCTGCCTTTCGCGCGGTCTTTTCTTTTGTTACTTTTAAGCAGCGTACCTAATGATTACAATACCGCTTCCGCCTGAAGATCCACTTCTTCCACTTTCAACATATTCTCCACCACCGCCACCGCCAGTATTTGCTGTTCCATTTTCTGGATCTAACTGACCAGAAATTGCTCGGCCTCCACGACCTCCACCTCCAGCGCCTCCTGTGTTTCCTGTGCCAGTTCCATTGCCACCATTACCACCGCCACCTCCGCCGCCGTACGTTCCAAAGCCTGACACAGTTGTTCCGTTTCCACCAGCGTTGGCGTTGTCTCCAAAATTAGCACCGCTTGCGCCACTGCCTCCACCAGGACTTCCTCCAGAACCTCCAGCGCCAGTCTGAAAACTTCCGTTACCCATTCCTCCACCAGAACCGGGGTTTGAAGTAGCAATAGTAGCAATTGAACTTATTGATCCACTAGTTCCACTTTGTCCAGTGCCAGACGTTCCACCAGCGCCTACGGTAATTGTATAATTTTGTGTCGAAAAATTAGATGTTGTTGATGAGACAGCACCACCGCCACCACCGCCTGCACCAGCAGCATAGCTAAAATCATTTCCGTATCCGCCACCACCACCTCCGCCACCGACAACTACATACGTAGCATTGTTTATAGCTGTAGTTGGAGTAAAAGTATCAGATGAAGTAAAAGTATGAGTAAAGTTAGTTCCATCAAAAGTAATAGTTCCACCTGTTGCCTTAGGCATACCAGTGTAAAAAATTCCAGACGAGTTAAATGTGTGAATCGTGTATCCACCTGAAGATGTAACAGTTCCTCCATAGGCTTGTTGATCGCCAAGATAGCGAGCAATAACTACACCTGAGCCACCATTTGCTCCATTTACAGCAGAGTAATCACCGCCACCCCCACCTCCACCGCCGCGATTAGTCACACCTGCTGTCGGCGAAGTGGGGGGAGCATCTGGTCCAAAACCACCATTACCACCAATACTTGAACCGCCAGTTCCGCCAGTGCTTCCACTGCCGCGGGAACCTCCACCACCGCCACCTGCGTAAGTAACAGAAGAGCCAGAGATGCTTGATGCTGAACCAGCACCACCATTACCGCCTACGCCGTCACTTCCGTTGCCGCCAACCGCGCCTGCGCCACCACCACCTCCACCTCCATTAGAGTTTGATGTGCTAGTGCCGCCATTGTTTCCTTGACCAGCAATTCCAGTACCCGCGCTTCCGCCATAATCGGGACGCAATCCACCGCCTGAGCCACCATTGGCTCCGTTGTATTCATTTATTCCACCGCCACCTCCACCACCAGTCGAGGTAATTGTAGAAAAAACAGAACTTCCACCATTGCCTCCGCGACCTGCAGTTGTATTACCAGTGCCACCACCGCCAACTGTGATTGTTAATGCGCTACCTTTTTCACAAGATAACGAACCTGTGCGCATGCCACCAGCACCACCGCCACCGCCCATGTTGTATCCGCCACCACCGCCACCAGCTACAACTAAGTAATCAACATTTAGCGATAAACGTGCTTGTGCTCCGTGTGATGATGCAGTTCCAAGTAAGCGAGCCATAGTGGGATAATTGTATCTTACAAGATAGTGTATGATTAAAGCATGCTCACCATCGACGACCTGTGCACGATACTTCACGTTGACTGCTATGGACCATGGCACGGCGAAGGCAGTCACATGTACATGGAGTTTGAGACCCACCATAAAAACCAACATATGCTTATGGCCAAGCGCCTTTACCTTGCCATCAACCACGGTATCGAAAAGATTACCGACAACTACCTCTTTAACGAGGACTAAGTAAGAATAATCCATTTTTGATAGTATCTCCTTGACCCAAGGAGACCTATGAAAAAGATCTTATCCCCACTTGCGGTGATAGTTTTAACCCTAACACTTTCAGCCTGCAACTTTCAAGGTAGCTTTCGCTATCCATGCCAGGACCCGACCAATTGGGAAAAGGACGAGTGTAAGCCTCCGATTTGCACCGTCAATGGCGCATGCCCTGAGGATCTTGTTGGAGATGTCGCTAATCAGGATAACCCAGCGGGCGATACTATTGAACAGCCATAATGTGAGAGGAACACAGTGACCAAGCAACGATACTCATCAGCTGAGTTGGACGCGCGACTTAAGTTTGTCCTAGGAACAATCCTAGGTCTTATTCTTCTTTTTACAGCTTTAGGAATTCTCTACGCGCTCATCTTTGTGACCCAACCTGTTAACGCACAGTCTGAAAATGACAAGATGTTCTTTAACGTCTTAGGATCTATCGCAACGTTTATCACCGGAACTCTCGCGGGTATCCTAATTGGATCAAAGGGCGGAGATGCTCCAAAATCTGTATTCGACGAGGAAGCAAACATTCCATTTGTTATGGACGACGCTGCTCCTGCTGCTGCAGCAACTGCAGATGAGGCCAAGGCAGCAGCTGAAGCTACGCCCGCTGCAGAGCCAGTAGTTGAAGGCAAGCCAAACTCACAGATGCCAGATGAGCAACCAATTGATGAAGACTGGGATAAGGACTAGTCATGTGCGCAACGTGCGGATGTCGTAAGAAGCCAAAACCAAAACCATCGAAAGGTAGATAATGGCTGACAAAAACGGAGACGGAATTGTTTATCATCGCTCGGACTGTAGTCTTGGCAATGTAAGATGGTATGGAGCAGGTGGTGACTGGCCTGGTTCAACATGTGATTCATGGGGACTTAATGATAAAGCACTACAGTACATCCATGACCACCCTGAAATAAACCATAGGGCTGAAGATATTTGGGCTATGGAGTGGAACGATGTAGTTATGCCAGTACTTAAAGAAGGTTATGAGAAAGTAGAAGCAGGCGTAATTGAAGCGTATAACTGGGTGGATGCAAACGCTTGCAACCTAGCAGTAACCGCAGCAATCTCCGCAGGAGTTGTTGCCCTATTTACACCAGCGCAACCTGAAGGTGCTGCAACATCAACCACTTTATCTCTTATGGCACAACCAGTTCTTTGGGCCACAGACAAAGCACTAAAGGTAGCTGTAGTAGCGGGAATGAGCACAGTCATAAAAGATGCATTTTTACTCATACCAGAGGTTGCAAACAGCATTGACGAGACTTTGCTATACAACATAATTTCAAATTGTTTGGCTGTAAGCCTAGATTCAGCAGCATTATGGGCAACACCAGCAGGTGTTGGTATCGCAATTGCAGCAGCGTTTGCACCTGTTATCGCAGACTTAATATGCACAAAAACTTGCCCTGAAGGATTTACCAAAGCTTTTGGTGCGTAAAGGAGAATACAATGGCAGAGCAAGGAACAGCAGCTCGTTTAATCGAGATTGCAAAGGAAGAGATCGGCACTGTTGAAGGTCCTAAGGACAATGAAACAAAGTACGGTGCTTTCACAAAAGCAAACTTCCAACCTTGGTGCGGATCGTTTGTCATGTGGTGCGCAGACCAGGCTGGCGTAAAGGTACCAAATACCGTTTACACTCCAGGTGGAGCTGCTGCATTTAAGAAAGCTGGTCGCTGGTATGATGCGCAGATCTGTGATCCAGAGCCTGGCGACATCGCATACTTTGACTTTCCAGGCGACGGCGTCGAGCGTATTAGCCACGTCGGAATTGTCATCAAGGACAACGAGGACGGAACCGTTTGGTGCATTGAGGGCAATACCTCTGGCGACCCAAAGAAGAGTCAGCGTAATGGCGGAGAAGTTGTAAAGAAGCTACGTGCCTACAAAAAGAACAAGGCAAACGTTCAAATCTCGATCGTTGGCTTTGGTCGTCCTAAGTTTAAGGGCGCAGGTAAGGCAGACGCTCCTCAGGCAGCAGCTCCTGAAAAGAAAACCTGTCACGCCTGCGGTCAAGAAATTAAGTAATGTACACATATAGAGTTCGCAAGGTGCACAAGGTAGTTGACGGAGACACAATCGACGTTGACATTGATCTCGGATTTAACGTCTCGTACTACCAGCGTGTGCGCCTTGCGGGTATTGATACCCCTGAGTCTCGTACGACTAACAAGTACGAAAAGGAACTTGGTCTAGAGGTAAAGAAGAAACTTGGTGAATTACTTGCCAACGCAAAGGACGTAGTAATTCGTACCGAAAAGCCTGATTCCACTGAGAAGTATGGTCGTATTCTTGGCTGGCTATACATTGATGGCGCAGAGAAGTCAGTCAACGAGGCGCTTATTGCTTCAGGCTACGCCTGGGAGTACATGGGTGATACTAAGATAAAGGACTTTGATCTTCTTAAGAAGCGTCGCGAAAAGGCAGCTAAGTAATGGCCGCTACTCTTAAGTCTCATCGCAAGCGTCCATTTAACAGGACTCAAATTAAGAACGGCAAGATTGTGCGTCTAAACAAGAACGGAACTGTTCGCGCTGTATTAGATGACTATAAGGTCAAACACAAGAAGTAACTAAGCTCTTCCATAGTCATCGTCGTATCGAACGATGTCGTCTTCACCAAAATAGGTGCCTTGCTGTATCTCGATAAACTCAAGATCGTCATTGCCAATTGCCTCTACTCGATGCTTTTCTCCTTGTAAGATAGTAATCGAGTGCCCGTCGATAAGTTCATATGTTTTGTCATTTACTTGTACTTTTGCCTTACCTGCGGTGATAAGCCAGTGCTCACTGCGCTTCTCGTGCGACTGTAGACTGAGCCTTTTACCAAGTTCAACGTGGATTCTTTTGATCTGCATTTCCGGCAGCGTTAACAAGATTTCATACCAACCCCAAGGGCGGTTATCTTTTTTATTCATGGACAAAACTTTATCATAGTTGCTAACCGCAGCGGACGCTTTTCAAGGCGTATCCTAAAGACACGCTCGTCTTTCGACTGCCCACTCGTTGTTTACCTGCGCCACGGCTAGCTTCAACTATGGAGTTGGAGTGGATAGAAGTTTTGCGTCTTACTCGGGACGGGCTATGGTCTCCAGACTTATATGCGCCAACCGCTCGCCTTACATGCTCTTCGCATAGCAACGGTTTATTATAACAGGTAGATCTAGGAATCCTTTAAGGTATTCACCCAGTCAATTATGCCTTCTAGAGATAGGTCCATCATGCCGTCCTCGCCAAGCAGTTCCTCAAGGCGGTCCACGATAGGTCCAAGATCTTCCTTTGAGATCCCCGTCTCACGCATGACGTGTTCTTCCATCAACCTCATAAGGTCATGTAGAAAGTCCAACGGAACTAGGGCAAGTCTCTCTTCCTCCAGGTAAGCAGTCAGAGCGTCATCGTCTCTATCAAACTCTGGGTCAAAGATCTCCATGACCTAATCTTATATCACAATACTTGCGGTGATAGAAGTGCGCTTATTTTTCTCCGCTAAATAGGGCAACTGAGTCAATAAGCTTCACGTCCCTTTTTGAGACGTATCCGCCGTCCTTGTCAAGCTTGGCTCGCGCGTCAATTTCATTTTGAGCAAATACCTGAATAACCATGTCAACATTATAGGTAAAGCACTTGGTGATGTCGTCGTCCATCTTCTTGTCTTTTTTCTCTGGTAGCTTAGCCATATCTCTCCTTTGTAGGAAAGAATCATAACACGTTTAGTATGTTATTGAGCCACTTGCGTTGAAGGTGTAGATATAATATGAACCTGAAGTTGTAGCCGTTGGGGAGCCGGTTGTTGACGCTGCTGTCTGTGTTGCTCTTACAATTACAATTCCTGAGCCGCCGTTGCCGCCATTTGCATTTGCATAAACACCTGCTTGACCTAAAGTGCCACTGTTATAGTTTCCTGCACCGCCGCCACCACCGCCGCGATTTGCAGTACCATTACCTCCAGCTGACTGACCTGTGTTTCCTAGATTACGTGAACCGCCAGCTCCAGCGTTACTTCCTGCACTTCCACCAGTACGGCCTCCGCCACCTCCGCCACCTCCATAAGTTACAGATGAGCCAGAGATAGATGAAGAAGTTGCTGAACCTCCGTTGCCTCCTGTAAGCGCTTCAGGCGCATTTCCTCCTCCACCACCTGCACCGCCACCTCCTCCTCCTGCCGCACCATCGTTTCCATTATATTTTCCAAGTCCTCCTTGGTTACCTTGAGACGCTGCAGAAGTGGGGATAGCTTCATATATAGAGCCACCACTAGACGCTCCTGCTCCACCTGCCCCTAGATTATTACTACCTCCAGCGCCTCCACCGTTACGACTTACTGAGGAGAACGAAGATCCGCCGCCACCGCTAGCAACACCGTCAGTTCCACCAACACCACCAGCGCCCCCTCCACCTACCGTGATACTCTGTGAAACCCCTCTTAAAATAGATATAGAGCCACTAGATACTCCACCCGCTCCGCCGCCTCCACCACTCCAAAGAACAGTAGACTTCGCGTTACCGCCGCCGCCGCCGCCGCCGACAACTAAATATTCAACTGTCACAGTCATACGCGATGACATTCCATGCGAAGATTTAGTTCCAATTAAGCGTGCCATAGGACAATTGTATCTTACTTCAAAGTAGTTGAAAGCTAAACTAAATAGACTTCTGAGTAAGCACTAAGAAGTCCTACTAAGAAGTCTCCAGTTCGTGATAGATTTAGCCCCTAGCTCTAGGGTAGGGGAATAATGTCCGCTGGTATTCACGCAATCAAGGCAGAAAAGGGCGCAACCTTTTCCCAGACCTACACATGGAAGATTGACTCAAACGCGGTAAACCTTTCTAGCTACTCTGCTCGCATGAAGGTACGCGATCCAAAAAGAGCTCCTAGCGTCAACCAAATTATCTCGCTTACTTCCGCTACGGGAGGAGGGATTACATTAGGCGGCGTCGCGGGAACAATTACCGTAACAATTGCGGCAACCACAATGGATAACATTGTTGCTGGTAAGTATGCATATGACCTTGAGCTTGAGTCAGCGTCTGGAGTAGTTACACGACTTCTAAAAGGAACGTTCACCGTTTTTGATGAGGTGACGTATTGACAGATCCTACAAGTATTGTATATACCGATTTACAGGATACAACTGTATCGGTTACCGAGGCACCAAATAACACAGTTGAGATAGACCTATCAGAAACAACGGTCATCGTTGAGTCTGAGTCCGAGGTCACCGTTGAAACAAATACAAGCTCAACGTCTGTAGTTTTAGTTGCCGAGCCGCTTATCACTGTTGAAACGACTACAACCTCAACAGAGGTAGTTATCTCAAACCTACAAGGCCCACAGGGACCTATTGGTCCAACAGGCGCAGGTGTCACAGGTGCGACTGGCCCAACGGGACCCGCTGGCGCTCCTACAGGTGTAACAGGCGCGCAAGGTAGCACTGGAAATACTGGCAACACTGGTGTAACTGGAGCTACTGGTCCAACAGGTGCAGTTGGAGCTACCGGTGTAACCGGTGCAGTTGGAAGCACTGGCCCGACAGGAGAAGTTGGCACACAAGGTATTCAAGGTGTAGCAGGCGTTACTGGCGCTCGCGGTTTTACAGGTAACACTGGTCCGATTGGTGTAACAGGTGCGCAAGGTAATTACGGTCCCACTGGAGCAACAGGCGTAGCAGGCCCTCGCGGTTTTACTGGAAGTACTGGCAATACTGGAGCAACAGGCCTACAAGGACTTCAAGGCAGTGACGGAGCAACAGGTGTAACTGGCGCTCGCGGTAACGCAGGCACTACTGGAGCAACAGGCGTAACTGGAATACAAGGTTTACAAGGTGAAGTTGGACCAACTGGCGCTCGCGGTTTCACTGGCTCTACAGGCGCTACTGGTGAAACAGGCGCACAAGGAAGTTATGGTCCGACAGGTATTACAGGCGTTACTGGCGCTCGTGGTTTCACTGGAGCGACTGGCACTACTGGTCCAGCTGGTATTCAAGGAGAGCAAGGCGAGACTGGTGTAACTGGCCCGAGAGGTTTAACTGGTAATACTGGTCCAACAGGCGCAGTTGGAAACACTGGACAAACAGGTGTCACTGGTCCAACTGGTGCGGGTGAAACTGGTGCTACTGGTGTAGCAGGACAAACTGGCATTACAGGCGCAACTGGTGCAGTTGGCAACACTGGCATTACTGGAGCAACAGGCGCAATCGGACAAACAGGCGCAGCGGGTATTACTGGTAACACTGGAGTTACTGGTGTAACAGGAGCAGTCGGACAAACAGGTGTAACAGGAGTAACGGGTGAGCAAGGAAATACTGGACCTACGGGTACTACAGGAAGCACAGGCGCAACGGGAGCAGTTGGACAAACTGGATCTACGGGCGATGTGGGAGCAACTGGACAAACTGGTTCCACCGGACCTACAGGAGTAATAGGCGCAGCTGGCCAGACTGGTGTTACAGGTGCAGTTGGCGCAACAGGTCCAACTGGTGTAACTGGAGAAGTTGGACAAACTGGTGTAACAGGTGCAGTTGGCAGTACAGGAACCACTGGCGAGACTGGCGCAATTGGACAAACTGGTTCAACTGGCGCAACAGGCGCGACTGGAGAAGTTGGACAAACTGGCGTAACTGGCTCGACTGGAGCAACTGGCATAACTGGTGAAATTCTTACAGTTGACGCATTCCCTCCAACTGCGCAAACTGGTGATGCTTGGTTTAATGCGTCTGAAGGTTTATTGTACGTTTACTACGACGGCTACTGGGTTGAGGCGGTTGGTGGAAACGTTGGTCCAACAGGTCCAACAGGCATCGCAGGTGTAAATGGTAACACCGGAGCCATTGGTAATACTGGAGCTACTGGAGCAACTGGTCAAACAGGAGCAACAGGCAGTACAGGCGCAACAGGGGCAACAGGTCCAATTGCTGTAGTAAGCGGTGTTGTTAATCATGGCACATTTGTAACTATGGATAACTTAAAGTTTACAGTTACGTCAAGCGGAAATCGCGGTCTTAGCGTCGCTACTGTCTCAGGCACGGCTGCCTTGTATACGTCAGGCTCATACTCAGGAGCTACGGTAGGACATAGCGGCATAGCTAGCGGAGGCACTGTTACATACACAACAACACCAACTTCTTCTCTGTATGGGTGGAGCTTCCCCGTATCGGGTGACTGGTCTCAATACATCTTTATCGACCCAGTAGATGTCAAGATGTATCGAGTAAATCTTGTTATCGGCCCAGGCTATAACTACAACTTTATCTCTGTCGAACGTGTAGTTGGCTAGCTTTACCTATAAAAACCTGATAAATTACCTGTCTACCCTTGACCGTAACATTTTCCAAGGCAAAATAACACCTATAAAAACCTGTTAAATTTGTACAAACTTTCAGGTAAATTTGTACAGCGCGCACGCTGAATTGTTCAGTTGCAAAAATTGTACATTAGAACGGAGAAAGTACAATTTCTGCTAAAAATGTACATGCGCTTTTATACGCCCGAGTATCCACTTTGGCACAGGCAAATGAAGGTATATCACTAGACGCTCAGGAACGTACACTGCGGCAAGCAGCCGAGCTTGCAGGCTACACGAGTGTAGAACTTGTTCGAGAAGAAGGTAGATCAGGTAAGTCTATTAAAGGTAGACCTGCCTTGCGAGATGCTTTAAGACGTCTTGCTACAGGCGAGGCCGACGCTTTATTCGTTACCCGTATTGACCGCCTGGCAAGGTCCACACAGGACTTCCTGACTATAGTTGACCATGCCAATCAAAACAGCTGGCGGTTAGTTCTTTTAGACTTAAATTTAGATACTTCTTCATACCAAGGAAAATTTGTCATAACAGTGATGAGCGCCCTAGCTGAAATGGAACGAGCCATTATTGCCGAGCGTCAAAAAGATGTTCATAAGGAAAGGCGTGAGCGAGGCCTTGTATGGGGTAAGGATATTGGACCAAGGAAACGTGTGGCTAATGACATTGAGAACCGTGTTTTATCAGAGAAGGCAAAAGGCGCCTCACTTAGACAAATTGCTTCAATGTTTAATAAGGAAGGCGTGCCAACGGTGCTTGGTAAGACTTGGACAGCTTCTACAGTTAAGCATGTAATTAACCATGCGCAGATTGGTAGTGAGTAGCTATGTCGTGCGTCTATGCTTTATTTTCAAGTAGCAACCCAGAACATATTAGGTATATCGGGCGTTCTAAGTATGATTCACACGATAAACGGCTTAAGACTCACGTTTTAGGGGCAAAATATGGAGATAAAGGGCACGTGTACAACTGGATAAGAAAGACTATTAACTCTGGAGACACAGTACTTGGCATAACCTTAGAGTCTGGGATTTCATGGAAGCAATCGGCGCGTAGAGAAATGTACTATATAAGAAAATATAAAAAAGACGGCCACGACCTTACAAATATGTCTAATGGTGGAGAAGGTCGCGGACTAGGCTACAAACTGTCTGAAGAAGCTCGGAACAGGATAAGTGAGTCTAACAAAGTACTTAAAAAGGCACAACACAGCAGGTATAAAGAAAAAGGTTTAGTATGGGGTAAAGATCTTGGGCCAAAACCTATTATAAGTGATGAAATTGTACAACTTATTTTTACCCGTCGCGCTGAAGGCAAATCACTTAGAGCAATTGCCCGCGAGCTTGATTCCTCTGGAACTAAGGCCGCCTACGGTGGTAATTGGACAGCTTCTAGTATCAACTACATATTGAAAAGCAAAACAACTGGTCAAATGTAAGATAGAATGGTTTAACTACGCGAAGGAGATTAATTTTGGCACGTCTGCTTGGCACGGTATCTTCTTCTGTACAAAAGTCTTTTGGTGCCTTTGAGTCTATTGCTACTAGCGTAACTACAGGCACTGGTGTTATTACATTTTCATCTATACCTAGTACTTATCAACACTTGCAAATTAGAATTACAGGATTTGGTAATAACAATTCATCCTATGGTCGTGGCGAAGTTAGATTTAATGGAGATACTGGTACTAATTACGCTTGGCATAGATTTGGTGGAGATGGTCAGAATGTTATGATTAATGATGGAGCCGCATCACAAACATCAATGAAACTTATAGGACGTAATTGGGGCTTTAATAGCACAACGGCAATGGTTGCAATTATTGATATTCACGAC